ATATATGCATGCTTGTAGTGAGAGGAATGGTATAGTTTGGATCGATATAAATTTGAAAATCCCATCCCTGCAACGATGCATGACTCAAATCTATTTTAAGACCAACTGAAACAGAAAAAGAAAGTCTTGAGGCGCTTTGTGGAGTTCCAGTTAAAAGTCTTTGTGTAAAGACTCCATATGAAGTGGTTGGTATTATGCTTGTTGCAACATTTCTTGATATTTGATTAATAAACAAAAACACATTATTATCAAATAATAAATTTGATTGAACACCATCTGTGGAAATATTTTCCCCATAAATGTCATTCGGACAAGTTTCACATTGTACCCAGTAACCAGAGTAAGTAGAACCCAAAATTTGTTTTCTTAAAAAAGTTTGATAATAATTTTGATTTTCGTAACATTCAATTAATTTATTGGATTCATCATGAATTCTGTAAATACCCAAAACATTTTCTGGTTGTTGTATTTCTTCTACACTTGATGAACCACGGATATAATGTTTAATCAAAGTTGTATTATTAATCAAGGATTGTGATGTAACACCACTTAAGATATACAATAATTCTTGTTCATCTTTTAATGTGACTGTTCCGGAAACCTGTAATCTTCCATAGTTAATTCCAGTAGCACCAGAAAAATCTATGTATTCCTCAAAGCCCAAATCATTGCCCAAAATTCCCATGGTTTTAAAGTTTGTATGGGTTGCATTTGGTAGACTATTTAAAATATAATTTGCTGTATATCCAGTTGTGTTGGTAAATGTATATTGTGGTGATTTTAAAAAGTTTTCTTTGTCAAAAAAATTATAATTTGTTCCGGGTGTCATTCCAGAAACAATACTTGCAATTATAATTTTTCCATTGTTTAGTGTGCTTTGAAAAGTTAACGTTCCACCTAGATTGAATTTATTATCTGTTTTTGGATCAAAATAATTTATATCTTGAAAATAAAAGGTATTCCCTGCTGCAATTTTTCCAAATGTTCTTTTTAAATAAACAACATCAGAAGTGTCATATGAATGTGAATAATCCAAATAACAGGTTTGACCATTAATTAGAATGTTTGGAGAAGACTGAATCCAACCTTTTGTAAAAATTGGATCATAAGTGTTGCCTTCAACAATGAGGCCATAATTTTTATATGTTCTTACATTGTTAAGGGTATTATTAAAAGGCATTTCACGAAGCCATGTAGGTTATTGTTTGTGTTCCGCTTGCAGCAACCATGTAGAAGTTATTTGTATTGGTTATTGACACGAATACTTGGTCGCCCGGATCCAAAGCAATTCCGTTCGCAATTAGCGCTGAAGATGTGGCTGTATTTCCAACATAGACAAAATCAGTGTTTGTTGAAAGTGCTTTGAAATTAATTCCACTTTGGCAAGTAAATCCAGCGGAATCAATTTGTTGGGGAGTTGAAAAAACGGAAGAAACTCTACCAGTCTTTATTGTGGTAGGTCTTGCTGCACCAACAGTTGAAAGATTAGTATTAAGTGCGCCGATTGCAGCACAAATTCCTGAAAGACTAGAAAGGATATTTGTATCGTTTACTGTAACAGTATTTTGAACTTGTACTCGGACATTATCACCACCACTCATGCCTTGAACACGCAAACCATTATTTGGAGAATCGTTAGTTACTCCTACTGTGGGATTAATGACGGCATTAATTGTGGCCCCAGAAATTTGAACAAAGAGAGGATTGCTTACATTTCCAATTTCAGTTCCGGAAGAATTTACTAAATTTGTGTATCCCCAAGTATTTCCATTTGGACCCCAAACAGAAATAGAATCCTTAGTTTTTGATAGTGGTGTTCCACCAGTAATTTCTACTTGATAACCACTTGAAGTTCTGACATAAACAGGTGCAGATGTGATTCCTGTTGCATATACGGTTCCACTCACGGTTACCGGAGTTCCACCGGGAATCCCCTGTACGGCCCCACAGAAGCCCACTAGATTGGCTGTAATGCCTCCTCCAATGACACTGACAGGAAGACCGTTGGAGTTGCTTACGATGGATACGGAGCCAGTAGGCCCATATGCCAACTTCATGTATTGGAAGTGAGAGGTTGCCCCAGAGAACACAATTGCGTCTGTTGCTACATTGAAGGTGTTTCCACCTGATTCAATTAATACGTTTGGGTCTGAGTCAAATGCCATTTTTGTTCCTTAAAGTGGGATAAATAGTTCTAGAATATTTAGATGGATTCAATTATTGCTTTTTTATTAATACGACATATAGTATAACCATGTATATAGACGACACAGCAAAGGAAAAATTTTCAAACAAGGTGATAGAGCGAACTTTAAGTACTAATCTATCGTTTATGGATTGTGTTCTTGAACTAGCAGAAGAGATGAATCTTGATCCTGTTGCTGCTGGCAAACTTTTGACAAAGCCTCTTGTTGAGAAGATTGAACAGGAAGCCAAAAATTTGCATCTATTGAAAAAGAACAAAAACAAGAAACTTCCAGTTGACTGACCTGGAGTTGCTTGTATAATTTGTCAGTCATTTAGGCCAAGGTAGATCCTTGGGGAAAGAACAGTATGGGAAATTTTTCAGATTTTAAAAAGAAGAGTAAGAACTCGGTCGCACAACTTTCTGAGCGTTTGGAGAAGATGAACGCAAAGGAGAGTTACAAGGATGAACGGCTTTGGAAGCCGGGAATCGACAAGGCTGGAAACGGATACGCTGTTATCCGATTTCTTCCAGAAGTCGAAGGAGAAGACACCCCCTTCGTGGCTGTCTATAGCCATACCTTTAAGGGCAAGGGTGGGTGGTTCTACGAGAACTGCCCTACTACGATTGGCGAAAAGTGCCCAGTCTGTGCCGCAAACACAGAACTGTGGAACAGTGGCATCGAAGACGACAAGAACATTGCTCGTCAGAGAAAGCGCAAGTTGACCTATATTTCCAATATCTTGGTTGTTGAAGATCCTGCAAACCCCGAGAACAAGGGCAAGGTCTTCCTCTACCAGTATGGAACGAAGATCTTCCAGAAGATTCAGAGCCTAGCCCATCCCGAGTTTCAGGATGAGGTTGCGGTTGATCCGTTCAACTTCTGGACAGGTGCGGATTTTAAGATCAAGATCCGTAATGTCGGTGGGTATGTAAACTATGATCGCAGCGAGTTTGCAACCCCTGCACCACTCCTCGGTGGTGATGACAAGAAGCTTGAGGAACTTTGGAAGAAGCAATATCCCCTCAAGCCGTTTGTGGACAAGAGCCAGTTCAAGAGCTTTGACGAACTGAACGCTCGGTTCAAGAAGTCTGTCGGTGACGATATTCGCGCTCAGTTTACTGAGTCCAAGAGCATCGAAGACGATGTGGAGGAATCTTCAGTTGTGGAAAATATTGAAGAGAAAGATCCTCTGCAGTACTTCTCCGAAATGGAGAACGATTGAAAAAGGCCCCCGAAAGGGGGCTTTTTTTATTTAAGACCAGTGCGGGGGCATGCTCATTCTGTCTCTGCGAGCATAGAAGATAAGATTGGTTGGTTCCGTTGTCGGCCTCTCTTCAAATTCGTCTTTTTGACGAGAAGGAAGCCAATTGTTTTTCACATTGTTGTAAAGATCCTGAAACCCACCCCGCATTTCCGTCATCTGCTCTTCCAAGTATTCTGCTTTTTCATAAGCAGCCTCGGCATCCATCTTCACATTGAAATCCAAAGCAGCGGTTTCTGATCTCTGTGCCTTGACATTTTCCTCAACATCTATTTCTGTGGCCTGAAGAATAATTCTTGGGGGGAGTTCAAGAGATGGTTGTAAATTTATAAATTCAGAAGGATTCAGCAAGTCCTCCTGTATTGAAGGAGAAATTGCCTGAGTCTCGGCTTGTACATCTAATGAGAATTTATTTTCTTCGTTCATAGGTTAAAGTAGTTTATTCCGTTGTGCGAATTCATGGAACTTTGTTTTTTCTTTTCTTGATATTCAGCGATTAATTGTATGTAGATGTCTCTTTCCCAGCACTTCATGTTTTCTATGTCTTCCAACGACCAAGAAAAGTTGTTTATCATGGTAAAGTTTGTGTTGAAATAATCCCTCAAATCAAAAAACTTTACCGATAGGTAAAAAAATTCAGTAAACCACTTACCTCCTTTTCTTCATTTGAGAGTTGAATTTTTACAAAAAGTTCTGGTTGTTTTTTCAAGAAAGAATCTATTTTGTTTAAAACAGACAAAGGCATGTTGTCAATCGCTTGCTTGATTTCATCGGTGACAAATTTGTTTATTTTGTAAATTTCTTTTTCAACTATAATTTTTTCAATGCATGCCTTTTGAAGTTCTTCTTTGTCCAAAGATGGGAGTCGAAGAATATCCTTGATCGTGGGTGTCTGAAGAATGAGAAGAATCTTGGAAGACACTCGTACTTCTTCTTCGCCTATTTGATTGCGTGGTTCTATGTTTGCTATGTTGACTTGAACTTTTTCATCGTTGTAAATCAAGTTCAAGATTTCATCAACGCTCTTGGCTCGTATTTGCAAAAACAAATATTCAGCATCAGCCAGACACAAACTTTCAATGTCGGCTCCCTTTGAATATTGTTTCAACAACTCCACCATGTTTTTTAATGCCAACTTTTTGTTGTCTTCTTGGAGAATGAGTGCAAGTGACTTTGCATCCTTTACTTTAAACGATGTAAAGGAAACATTTTGCTTTGAAAATGGTAATTGAGTTTCATACGAAGGCAATAAAGATTCAATCTGTTCAACAATATTCATAAAATTCCTTTAACTAATTGTAAATTCTCTGTAGTTCATCAAAACCTGATAAAGCAGATATTCGTTTGGTCGTGCCATTTCCAAAGTAAAGGGCAGGTTTTCCAAAGGATATACCTCATAAAATTTAAAAGTTCGGTTTGTATTTCCGTTTGGATCTAAAAGTTTAATATGCATTTCAGTGCCATATATGATGTCATTGTAATATGAGACACCAAATGGTGCTTGAGCAGAACCAGCAACCCTGCCACCACTGTAAATTTTATTAAACCATTGATTGAAGAAATCAACAATAAAGTTGTCGTTGGTGATGGGCATGCTCAACATAACACCCCCTACAAACTTCTGATATCTGGGCACAAGTCTTCCGGGGCCAAAGCCAGTTAGATTGTCTGCTAAGGTGTCGATGGCTCGGGATCCCATTGCCACGGCAATTGTCTGAACATCGTCTGGAGCCAATTGTGGCAATCCAGAAGGCAGGTTTACAAAGGACACCGAGTAGCGGTTGTTTCTTTGAAGTCCTTTGTGTCTGTCAAAAAATGATTTGATGTCGTTGATTGAATTGCTCATTTGGCAAATATCTCTTTTTCTGTAATAAGTTTGAATTCCATATTGTTTTTATCACAGTATCTCTTGGCGGCTTCCCATTTTGCCGAATTGATAATCCAAGTTATCTTTTCTTTTTTTGATGCATTTTCTTTCAAATAAGTCTGCTTTTTTGGTTTGACTTCAACCATCCAAGTTTTCAATCCCTCTGGGTTGTTGAATTGAATGATGAAATCGGGAAAATAATTGTGTTGCTTTCTGTCCAAAGGATTGATGTACGGAACGATGATTTCTTCAAATGACCATTTCACTACATTCTCAGTCAAGTCACAAAACTTGCAAATATTTCTTTCCCATAATGATCTGCAAATGATTTTATTTGCATCCCCGACATATTTGTCTTTGTTTATGGGCGTAAATTTGGTCTTATAAGCCATGCAAATATTTAGGTAATTTTATCTAAATAACAATAGAGATGGCCTACTTCCAACAATACCCTTTGGGTGCTTATGCTGCAGAACAACCACTTTGGTTAAATTTTTATGCTGCTCAATATTCTTTGCGAAACACTGATCGTACCAGACCCGGTGTGGTCAATCGATCCTTTCTTCATTTGAAGTTGCCGATGCCAAAGGAACCGGGCTATCAGTTGCAACACAACTTCGGAGAAAGCAACAACAACCCTGTCGGACCAATTTTGTCAAGAGCAGGAATTGCAAACAGCGGTGGTAATCTTTTTGGTGCAGGTGGCATGAACATGTTGGCCAGAATTTTTCAGCCAGCAACATTTTTTGCTGAAAGAATGTTTGCAACATCTACTTATAGACGCTTTAGCAACATTGCAGAATTTACCATGGTGTCAGAAGCCAGAAAGCAATACTTTTTTCAATATGTGTTTGCTCCAAAATCTGATGCGGAATCTCAAGCCGTAGAAAACATAGTTGGGTCATTCCGAAAGTCATCTTATCCAGCAGTAGCCGATGGCTTGCCGGAAAGATCGTATCCTCAAAATTTGTGGTCTTTATATGTTTCAAGGGGGAATGTAGCTCCCACGGTATCAACATCATCCGATGAATTCACACCCGGAAGCTTGACAGCAAATTGGTTGGGAGAGCCTTTGGTTTGTGTTTTGCAAAGCGTTGTGGTCAAAAAGAACGATGAGGCCGATAGCATTGTCCGTTATCTCCCAAATGGCAATTCTTCCGTGACACTATTGGGTTTACTGTTCACCGAATTTGAGACTGGAACATATTTCCCACAATTCAATGCAACTTGGTCAAAATCAGAAATCTCATCATTTAGTTTCGGAGCCAGTAGGTGATATATGAAGTATTTTGAGAATCTACCAAAAAAGACATTTGAAAGCACGATAGGAAATTTTTTAATTTCTGATTTCTTTACTTTTTTAGATCCAAATCTTTTAAGTGTAACAAAATCAAATATCACAATTGATTCCAAAAAGACCTTATTGGAAGCAGCACATTTAACTTACAATGATCCGAATTCTTTTTGGATGTTCGTTTCAGCAAACGAAACAATAAATCCATTCAACTTGTTGGCAGAAAATACTGTTCTGTTTTTAGCAGAAAATGAAGTTAAAACCAGTTTGCAATTAACTGCTGATATTGCTGGAACAACTTCTTACACTTTCCCCAAAGGGAGTATTATTCTCCCATTTACATCCAACACAGGTGGATCATATTCTTATTCTTCTGTTGGTAATTTTGATCTAAACGGCCCCATCTCAATCATTGAAAGTGTTTCATATTATCAAGACAAGATGATCATAAAAGATCAAAGAGGGGCAACATTTGAATTTATTTCTCAAGATGGCACTACTGGCTCACAAATGGTAGTTGTTTATCCAACCAGTGGCGGAACTTACGCAATAGAAAAACCACTACTCCCAATAAATACTAAAAGTGCGACAAAAGAGGTAGTTAAAGTTGAACTTAGTGAAGAAGGACAAATTGAAATAATTGCTGAAGCAATAAAAACAAAGAGTTCTCCTAAAGCAAAAAGCACAACATCTCCAATTTCAAGCAGTCCGGGAGCAGTTTCAATAACCGCAATTGAAGAGATTCAATTAGATGCTAAAACCATTTCTGCATATCTTCCAATTGAAACTGGAAAATTAAAAACCATGTTTGTGACCACTAAATATAAGTAAATGTCTGATTTTAATTTTAATCCATCATATTCTGTAATAAAAAGTATCAATTTTGTGTCCGCAGATGGGTCTGTGGATCTATTGAATATTATTATACAAAACACAGAATGTGTATTTGAAAGAATTGAATTTGTAGAAAATGCAAATGATGTATTTCCAAATGGTGTTTTGATTGTCAAGGACACCAAAGACATCGTAACTGCAATCAATGCAAATCAATTTACTTCTTTAATAATTGAATTTTTTGATTCCTCTGCTCCTGTATGGGAAGTTGACATCACAAGCGTAAGTTATCTGAACAATGCTGCCTCAGACACAGAAGAAAACTTCGTCGGAATTTATTTCACAAACAAATATTACATCAAATCTCAAACAACCTCATTGAATGAATTGTTGGCAATCAAACAACCAAATGTGTATAGGGTTCAAGATTTTGTAAGCATTTTAAGAACAAATGTATTGGGGAGCCCCGGTTTGAGAGGAGAATATACAGATGACACTACCAACTATATTCTCTATAAACCATTAAACACGCTTTCAAACAGAACAGAAGCAGTTTCTGACAATGCCGTTGAGTATTTAAATTACATAACAACCAGTGCTATCTCCAAAGATACAAATCTTCCAACATTTATGTTTTGGACAGAGTTTAGTGGAGCAGTAAATTTTAAAGCTTTCAAGTATGACATTTCAACAGAGCCCATCGATCATTACTTTGCCATCTACGACGGTGATGCTGTTGAACAAAGATTGACTGGTGATGACCAATTCTATAAAAAAATATATTTCTACAATACTGAGCCAGCTGTACAATACATTTCCAAGAACTATTATTACATAAGAAAAACCCCAAAGGTATTGGATGAAATCCCTGCTGGACTTTGTGCTTCACCCAGCAGTTCGGGAAATTCGCTTACAAGTCAGTTAGACGAATACATCAGCAAGACATTAATGTATCAGTTCCAAGATGAAGGTCAGAGATATAATCTTGAAATTGTTGGATCGTTTGGAACCAACTTTTCTCTCCCTGGTTCTGATCAACTTGTCTATCCCCAACATTGGGGATATTATGATAATTTAGACTCTATTGATCATTTTACAAGCACTACATTGCTTGGACAAAATTTTGGTACATCCAAGTTTTTTGAAAGTATGAATTTCATGGGTGCATCTGGATACATGCCCTTTGTTGATAATACTCAAATGTGGAAAAACATGTTTGACATGACAACAATCCACCCCAATTTTCCAAATAGCAGTGGTTATCCGTTAGGAACTAGTACTCACCTTCAAAAAGTTCTTAACATTCGTTATAATAACTTTATTGATGGAGTATCTGGTGAACAAAGTAACTTGGAGTTTTTGAGAAAACTTGAAATGCAAAACTTTGTTTTGTATTCTTTGTGTTGCATGGGTCAGAATCCAGATGATTGTTTCTTTGCTGTTCTTAAAAAATATGAAGTCGATTGCACCAAAGGATATACAGGAGCAGATCAAAAAGCATATCGCTACATGTGGAATAAAATAGAATTTGATGCAACGGGTCTTTGTGGTGGTAAGGGTGCCGAGGGGTGCTTTAGTGGCGCATGTGGTGCGTGTGGTGCGTGTGGTGCGTGTGGCGCCACTTACTTCCACCAAGTTGAAAATTGGTCCCTTTCCACAATTAAATCATCAGACATACAGGATAATTCTTGGGCAATCAATCTAAATGAGCGTGGAATAACCAACTCCTATTTACCTCCGGGTTGGGTTGCGGATTGTATTCCAACAGGGTTTAATTACAGACCCATCGGAGCTAAAGGAATCAATGCTGGGTCTTGTGGAGACATTTTCCATATTGTGAAACTCTGCAAGCACACTGAAGGCAATAATTATTTTTACTACTTTACTGCAGAAAATGTCGTAGACGGCTGCTGTGATATCCCTTGATGATTTAAATAAGGATAGAAGACAAACATGACCAAACAAATTACAACCTTTGGATCAAATCTTTCTCAGAGAGCGTTATTTGTTGGCAATTCCAAACCAGTTTATAATTGTTCGAACAGCACAATCACTAGAGGTATTTGTGGAGCACCCGGAACACTAGACGAATGCTTTAATACTTTTCCCAGTGTAAAAAAAATTGCTGAAAACATAGGGTTCATAAAAGGCAGTTGTGCTGGATCTTGCGGAGCCCCCTCGTATGTTTACGATTTGTTTACAGGATCTGCAGTACCATCACAGACGGTAGACCAAACAACAAATCCAGTTGACATTTATTTTGATAATTCGTCAGGCGAATGTGCACAAATAAATGCTGATTTGGGTCCGGACTGGCTTGGTTGTCTTTGGGGAACTCCATCGTCCTCATTTAGTTGCACTTGTCCCAAAATTGGTCCGTTTTTTCATGCTTACCTGAAATTAAGATTGAATGTTGCTACATTTTGGAACACACCAAAAAACACCCCGGTCAAGCGTGCTGAATTTTTGGATTCTTTGAAATATAGTACCAAGGTGAACATTACTGTTCCGGGTGACTTTAACTTGAAAATAGGCCAGTTGGTTCGAATAAAGGTAGACAATTCAAGCGGATTTCCTTACAACAGTCGGGCATCCATTTTATCGGGTGCTTACTACATAATTGGCGTTAAACATGTTGTCAACAATTCGGGGACGCATGAAACGGCATTGGCCCTGACTGCCTTGATCCCCTGAATTCCTGTAATTTGATCTGTCTAAATATTTGGTATGCTTGCAAAAGATTTTTCAATACTTTTAGAGCCAGTTACTACATCTGCCACCAAAAAGGATATAAGTTTGGTGAGTGGTTATAATGCATATGCACAATACATTGAAAATATCATGAAAACCCAAAAGGGTGAGTTGGTAACTGACATGAATTTTGGTACGGATTATTTTACGTATATATTTGGAACAAACGATCCCGGTGTTTTAGAAACAAATCTATCGGCATATATTGCTGCGGCAATTCCAAAAATTACGGAAGTTAAAGTAAATCTGATAAGCCAATCAAATACCACGATGGATTTTCAAGTATTCTTTTCCTTCTATGATGGCATAAAAACACAAAGAAACATATCTTGTTTCGTAGAGGTCCCACTTTAATGACTTATAACCTAAAAAATCTCAATGTCGCATCTTTGGATTTTGATGATATCAAAAATTCTTTGACCACTTTTTTGGAAAAACAAAGCGATTTAAAGGATCTTGATTTCCGAAATGAAGCCAGTGCCGTCAATCTTTTGATCAATATTCTGTCAACTGTCACAGCGTACAATGGTGTCTATGCTCAATACGGATTTATCAATTCTTTTGCCACAACTGCAACCGTTCTGGAATCCTTGTTGGGAATTGCTTCAAACAATGCCGTCCTTTTGGTTCCAACGGCTTCCGCAAAGACAAACAGAACCGTAACTACCACAACAGCGCTTCCCGAGTATAGCACCTTTACAGGAAAAGGAACAAATGGATCTGATTTATTTTTCTTTAACATAGAGGGAATCACTGCAAACACCTCTAAGTCAATTGATTTGTATTCCGGTTTTGATGTCGTAAGTTATACAAATTATGATTACGATACACAGTCTTGTGAAATTCCATACACCATAAATCCAGAAACTGTAAATTTTTATGAAACCGATGTCATTACCAATGTAGAAACTAAATGGACAAGAGTTGAAAAGACATCTACCACAACAAACTCCAACAACACTCATTTTACAATTATAAACGGTCCCCGTGGTTATATTGTAACAACCAATTTTGCGTCTGCACGCGAGTTGACCACGGCCAGTAAAATTGTTGTGCGAGGAATTTTGAGCAATGGTTCGGCAGGAAACAATGGTGTTATCACTCCGCGATCAAATACGGTATTTGGCACATCTGGAGTTCCATCAGGGGGTTATGATGAAATCAGCGTAGCCCGTGCCAAATCCTCTCTTCTGTTCAAGGCCACGGGTCAAGAACGGTGTGTTACGATCCGTGACTATAAAAATGCAATATTAAGTTCTGGAATCCCCGGCACTTCCGATGAATCTTTGATCAGCGTCTCAAATGGATTGCTTGCAGGACAAGTTAAAGTTTTTGTAACCAATCTTGGAGTGACTGAACAGGGTCAATTGGTAAGTTATCTTTCAGCATTGGCTCCCGTGGGCATCACAGTCGTTTATCAACAATGATCTTATTTTTCAACAATCAACCAGTTACCGAATCTGTAAAGATTCAAAAGTTGCTTCAAAGAGCACAAGAACTTTATGGTTCTGACTATTTTGATTTGCAAAATCAATATTGGTTTGGTGACAATCTCACCGTACAAGCATTGTTTCCAACATGGATAATGCGTGCATATGAAGAAAACCCATCTAATGTTTTGGTAATTCCGATTGTCAAAAACTACTTTAGATGGCTACTTTCATTGGAATATGGTTATGGTGCGCAATTAAATTGGGAAACATTGCGGACCCCATTGTTTGTGAATTCGTTGTTTTTGGAAGCATATGCTGATTTTTATTTTTCCGGCGCAGATTTCTCCCAAGAACCATTAAAATCAATTCTTCCCAATTTGCGTAAATTTTTAATAAATGCTGACGCAGATTACAATAACCAAAAGGGAACTCCCCAAGGAATCAAATATTTGATTTGCAATCTGTTGGGTTTGGATTGGAAAGATGTCGAAGTCTATACCGCCAACTCTTGTGTCATTCAAGTTAATGTGGCTTCCCAATATCAGACTACAATTAAAAATTATAAAACATTTCTGGAAGAACATGTATTACCTGCTGGGATGAGCGTAATTTATGGAGTGAAGTGATATGTTTAAAAAAATGGTGATGTTTGCTGCTGCGTTGGCTTCACGGGGAGTATCTTCTAAAAAAATTGATGAACAGACAAAACAGTTGAGAGTTTTGTCTTGTTTTGGTCATGGGGATATCCCACAGTGCCCCCACCTTCTTCTCAGCAAAAACAAGAAAAACCATTATTGTGGTAAATGTGGCTGTGGTGACAGCAAAAGAACTTGGCTCATAAAGGACTCTAATGAATACTCTAAATTGGACTATCCGAGACTGGAATGCCCAATGAAGATGCCAGGATTCACGAATTACGATCCAAATTTTTATACAGATGAAATAAGAGATAGAAAAAAGAAAATAG